ACCTCGCATGGTCTCGACTCTGATCGACTATACCTAGGTAAACTAGGTGTAGTTTATGATCAAGCCGGGAAGGCAAGAATTGTGGCTTCTACTAACTGGTGGATACAATCGGCGTTTCATGGTCTGCACGATTCACTATTTAAAGCTCTTAAAGCTATCCCATATGATGGTACGTTTGATCAAATATCTGCATTAGATAAGGTTATTGCCAAAAAGGCACATAACCATAAGCTAAGCGGGTTTGATCTTTCTGCCGCTACGGATCGATTGCCTATTAACCTCCAAGTGGATATATTAAATTCACTTAGGGTTGATGGACAAACATGGAAAGAGTTATTGGATATCGAATGGAATGTTAATTCCCTCGATACTGATTACTCTACCGTGAGATACGCAGTGGGCCAACCTATGGGGGCTTACTCTTCTTGGGCTATGCTGGCATTAACCCACCATGTGGTGGTTTATGCCTCATACGCACTCGCAGGAGTTGACTTTAAAGACGCGAATTACGCGGTATTAGGAGACGACATGGTTGTTAACCACGACGAGGTAGGTCTTATGTATGTTAGAATAATGAATTCACTTGGGCTAACCATTAAAGATGGTAAATCGGTTATTTCTCACAGATTCACTGAATTTGCGAAAAATCTCCGTGGTCCAGGTCTAAACATTACTCCCGTAGGGGCAGGTGCCATCTTGGCTGCCTGTCGATCGGGTTACATGTTTCCAGCGCTGATAAAATCAGCAATGTATACCGCTGTAACTTCTACACAAGATCTTCTAGATCTGGTTGAACGAGTTCCTTCTGGTCTTGTAGCAAAACGAGACCTTAAGAAATTCGTTAACCTAGTTTTATGGCAATTCTTTGGTCCCAAAGGTGTTAGTCAGGTAAGTCCAGTCCATTTCGGCAGCATGCTGCTCGAATGGATTTCTGGTCTGCCTAAAACCTCTGCTATGCTTGTTGAGCACATTTACGATTCAATCGGAAATGTGAGCTTCAAGAAAGCATACCGACCCGTTAAAGAATCCTCTCATTTACCAATGGCTAATCTATTGCTAGCATTTGCCACTGTTAATGTAATGAAAGTACCATTTTTAAGGGTTCTAGAAACCCTTACAATGATAGTGAATCCAGGTTTCTGGATTTACTTTAGGAAGGCTATCTGTGTAGAAGCCGATTTCTGGGAGAAATGGGAAGAAATGTACCAGGGTATACCCGTGGTACATGAAGATGGTTATATCGGGACTTGTATTAAATTACAATACCGAATTAACCATATTCCGGAGCTTTCTTTAGTTTCGATCCCGCTTACAAAGGCGGAGACGAAATTAAGAGCTACGTTCCTCTCAGATATCCTGAAGGATATGAAACAAAGACATGAATTGTCTGAGTCTTTTACCCTTCACAGAAATTGGTATGAGCTTGATGCTCATTACACATAAGTTGTTTCCCTTCGGATCATTGATTCCGGTACCACCACTTTGGTGAATTCCGTGTAGTAAGAGGTAGTAGAAGTTGAAAACGTCCTATATATCGTGAGATATACGGGGAGAAGTAACTCCTAACTCTTACCAAACTAAGAATCTTCGTCTAACAATTTAATAACTTGTGGATAAGCTCCCGTATGAGAGTAATCATATCCGCGCATTCTAAACTGTCTTTCGAGACTCCCTGGAATGTCAGCGCAGCCGGCCTAGGGCCG